AAGTTAGAATCTCTGTCAAATGAAAAAAAGAACTACAAGTACACAAGGGAAGAACTTGTAGAAATTAAAAACAAATACCAACAAAAAAACAAACAATGAAAACAAAAAGCAAAGCAGAAAAGCTCCGCAGCCTATTAGTGGCCGGAAAGAAAGTATCACAGAACACCGTGAAGTTTAACAATCCAAACTGCCTGAGTGCGCAAATAAGCGTGTTCAGACGTGAGGGGATGAATGTTATCTTCCAAGACGGAAGATACTTACTAGGTAAAAAAAGGAAGTAATAACCAAGCCCCCTGCCGTTATGGTGGGGGGTTTCAAAAAAAGTATTCTGTGAACATCTCTACTCAAATTGTTAGTAAAGTAGTTACATGGAATTTGGATGATCTTGGGATAGAAATTACCTTCGTTAAAAGCCGTGTAGTGCCGGTCTTTAAAAATTTTACTGCCTGTTTTTAGAAAAGGGAATGCACTACGCCCTTAGTATAGAAGCAGGCTTTTTTTTTAAAAACACATGAAAGAATTAGAAGTTAGGTTCATTGGCAGAGGCCAAGTTAAGGGGTTTATATTTACCCAAATTAAAAAAAATAGAGTAGGATATATTTATAAAGTAGATTTAGGAAGCTCTTATCATTTTGAAGTTTTTAAACGCAAAGAAAATATTAAATATAATTGCGTTTCTTACCCATCCGATAAATCATTCGGTATTTGGGCATGGACTTATAAAAGTCTAGAACAAGCATGTAATAAATTAAAGGATTTGGAGGTGGCTCTTGGCTAAAGAATTACCATACTTCAGATTTACCGTGCAAGATTGGCAGAATGGCAAAATCTCTCTCGAAAGTTTTGAACTTCAAGGATTGTTTATTTCTGCCTGCGGTTATTATTGGATAAATGATTGTTGTATCACCTTAACAATGCTTAAAAAAAGATTCTGTAACTCATCAAATTTGATAGATGAATTGGTCAATTTAGAGATAATAAAGCATGAAAAAAGGCATGATAAAATTCAAATTGACTTTTTAAATATTCAGTATGATTTACTAAGTGAGAAACGCAAACGCAGACAGGATGCGGGTTTGAAAGGTAGCAATGCTAAAGCAATGCTTAAGCAAAAGGATAGCTATAAAGATAAAGATAAGGATAATGATAAGGATAAAGATAAAGATAAAGATAATTTAAAAGAAACTTTTTTCTCTGACTTTCCGAATTCAAGTTATTTAGAATCTGTTTGCCGTGATCTCGGTAAGTCGAAGGATGAAATTTTAGTTAGGTTAATGGATTTCAGAGCAGTAAGTGAATCCAAATACAACTCGATGTCTGAATTCTCAACTCACCTAAAGAGATGGATTAACAAAAACCCTGCAAAGAAAATGGGAGGAATGGTATGGTAGTGTTGGACTTGACAACGAAAAAGGAATACGAAGTACTTGCAGTCAAGCAGGGTGAGAACCCTCAAGTCTGTCCGGTATGTTCATCGGAGCGCAGGAAGAAGCTGGATAAATGCTTTTCTTTCAACCTTGCCAAAGGAGCTGGTAAGTGTTCACATTGCGGGGTAGTTTTGGTTGAAAAAAAGGAATTTGCCCCAAAACGCAAACATATCGAATATAAACGACCTTTATTTAAAAGTAGTAGTAAGTACTCACCCGACCTAATAAAGTTCTTTAATGCCAGAAAGGTAAGCGAAAAAACGCTATTGGAAATGAAAGTTGGTGAAGGCATGGAGTGGATGCCTCAAATTAATGCCGAAATCAATACTATTCAATTTAACTATTTCCGGAATGGAGAACTCATAAATATTAAATATAGGGGTAAAAATAAGTCTTTTAAGCTAGAAAAAGGGGGTGAATTAATTTTCTACAATCTGGACTGCTCCATTCACAACAATACTATCATCATTGTCGAGGGGGAAATGGATTGCCTTGCTCTCTATGAATGTGGGTTTAAGAACGTAGTTTCTGTGCCTAACGGAGCAGGACTTGGGAAGATAAACTTCGACTACCTTGATAATTCGATAGATTCCTTTTCAGAAGATACTCAGTTCATCCTAGCAGTTGATAACGACCAAGCCGGACAGAACCTTCAGAATGAATTGGCACGAAGACTAGGCTTTGAGAATTGCACCTACGTCCGCTTTAAGGATTGTAAAGATGCCAATGACTGCCTAATCAAATACGGGATTCAGGGAGTAACTGAAGCAATGAATGCCGCCAAAGAATTCCCGATTGAAGGGGTGTTCAATGCCAACGATATTGAGGAAGAAATCTACAGCTACTACAACAACGGTCTTCCAAAGGGGAGCGGGATTGGGATGGCAGAAATAGATCAGCTTATTAGATTTCAAGAAGGTTACCTAACAACCATCACCGGAATACCAGGTCACGGAAAGTCTGAATTCTTAGACTTCATTCTATGCAAGTTGAATGTCAGCCATGATTGGAAGACCGCCCTTTATTCTCCGGAGAATCATCCGCTTGAATTACATTTCAGCAAGTTTGCTGAGAAGATAACGGGTAAATCATTTGAAGGGGTGAACAGAATGTCCCCTGCTGACTTAAGGCAGATGATTGACTACCACGCTAAAAACTTCTTTTTTATTAATCCTAAGGAGAATTTCACCCTTGATAATATCTTAGATTCTGTCCGCTCATTGGTCCGTAAAAAAGGGATAAAAGCCTTTGTGATTGATGCTTGGAACAAGTTAGATCATCAGTACACCACCTCCGAAACAAAGTACATATCTGAGCAGCTTGATAAGATTGTGATGTTCTGCGAGAGAAACAAAGTGCATTGCTTCTTGGTCGCTCACCCGACAAAGATTAGCAAGAACCGAGATACCGGACTTTATGAAGTACCTAATCTTTATAGCATCTCTGGCTCTGCTAACTTTTACAACAAGACCGCTAATGGTTTGACCGTCTACAGGAATTACGAAACCGGACAGACTGAAGTATACATTCAGAAGGTAAAATTCAAACATTGGGGTCAGACGGGGTGTGTTCACTTAGGATGGGATAGCACCAACGGAAGATATTTTAAAGGCCATCCGAACTACGATAATTGGATTAACATGATGCCTGCCAGAATCCAAGAGAACACGGACTTTCTAATTGCAGGGGCTGATATTATAACTAGCAAAGAACCTTTACCATTTTAACTAACTAAAAAAACAAAACTAATATGATACACAAAGGCGATTTAATAATCAAAAAAGGAGATAACACAGATTACTCTCAATTAACAGAAGTAACGGGTTATTTATCCATTTACTCAAATGCTAAGTTAAATAACCTAACAACAGTAGGTGGTAATTTATCCATTTACTCAAATGCTAAGTTAGAGGCTAATAACCTAACAACAGTAGGTGGTGGTTTATACATTTACTCAAATGCTAAGTTAGAGGCTAACTTCCTTACAGGGCTTAAATGGAAGTCGGTTGATAGAAATCTATTTATTATCGAATCAACAAAACCTAAAGGTGATATAATTATTTATAAAGGTTATAATGTTATAGGTGTCAAAGATAATGTAATTCAAAGAGAAGATTGCTATGTAGCTGAAAGTGGTAAATTCTATGCTCATGGAAAATCAATGAAAAAAGCAGTTGAAGATTTACAGTTTAAGTTAATATCTGAAAAACTAAAAAACGAACCTATTAACAAAGATACTGTTATTGATATTAAGTATTACAGATTAGTAACTGGTGCTTGTGAATTTGGGGTCAAGTCATTTATTGAAAGTAACGGATTGAAAGAAAGTTATAAGGCTTGTGATTTACTACCTATTTTAGAAAGCAATCACGCTTACGGAGTTGAGAAGTTCAAATCATTACTAACATTTTAAACAAACAAGACTAATATGACAATAAAAGAATGGTTATCTAATGTGTACTACGATGAATGGGGTACGCATATCTGGAATAAAGAAAAAGATGGTGGAAGTCAACTAGTAGTTGATGTCAGAGGTTGGGGAAGGATTCAGAATGAATTTAAAACACAAGAAGAAGCAGCAAAGTTTCAAGATGAAGTAGGAAAGTTTATAGTAGAAGCAATCAAGGAAAAAATACAAAGAAATTATGGAAAATAAACAAACAGCAGTAGAATGGTTAGAAGAAAAATTTAATGAAAATGGTGTTTATTTAAGCCCAATTTATACTCAAGCATTTGAACAAGCCTTAGAAATGGAAAGAGAGCAGATAAACGATTTAAAGGAGCAGATGGGATTGAAGGATGCTGCTTATTCTGAATTAGCAAATCGGTATTCTCACCTTTTACATAAACTAAACAAACATGACTAATATGTGGATTAAAACAAGTGAAAAAAAGCCGCCAAG